TGCTGGGGATGTTTCTGTTATTGCCCACAACATTAATTCACTTGGGATTGAAGACACAACAAATCTTTGAGCATCTTCTATACTATAAGTAGATAATGAAGATATTCCAGTTATATCTTTTACGCTTTGTGCTATATCAGTTGTTGCCATAATTAATTCTTTTTAGGAATCGCCCGCCCACAGAAAGGAAAAAAGAGCAAGCGGGCTATCCTGTTTATCTTTATAATGAGCTATTACCTCTCAAATTTCAGATTTAACCAACTTAAGGTACGATTGGGGTTGAGCACTGGATTAACACTCTAGCTGTACCAGCAGTTGAGCTTTCAGTATTTACAGTGATAGATATTACATCATCAGATGAGTAATATTTACCTAATGTATTTGCTCCTGCAGGTAAACCAACTATTGTGTTAGCAGTCCCTAACCCAGAAGAATCGGCAGCTCCATCTACATCAGCAAGATATAAATCAGCATCTCCAGAATCTCCTACGTCTATGTCAAGGTCAGCAGCGGTGCCTCCAGTAGCAGCAGCTATGCTTTCAATTTGGACTTTGTGTACAAATGTCCCAGCAGGGATATTCACACTTCCTATTACATCTCCATCAGCTATATCAGCTGCAGCAAATGAAACGGTAGGTCCAACAAGTAAATACATAGCATTGTCTACTAGTGCATCAGCTTTATTTTGTCCGTATAAAGGATTTGCCATTATTCAAACCTCCTTTATGACCAGATAGCGTGGGCTTCTGGCATTGACCATTCCATCCCCGCTTCTGTTTGGATTAAGTCAACCCTGCGGTCAACACCACTGTTTTCTAAGGTTTGTACACCTACATAGATAGCAGTATCTCGATTTAAGCCATTACCAACAAGAGGTCTGTATTTACAGTACTTCATGTTAACAGCTAAGATTTTGATAACACTTCCATCAAGGTGGATGTTTCTAGCTACATTCATATCACCGTAAGGTGTACTAATTGTAGTTATATCAACACCAAAAACCTTCTTTTTACCCATAAGCGACATATCAGCACGTGCTAGAGACCTTACGTCTCCCGTTCCAGCTGTAGTATTAGGTGTACCACCTGTAAACGCCTGTACGGAACCAAGATTATTAGCAAAGTACCCACTTAGTTTATGCAACCAATTGTAAGTTGCAGTATCCACAAAAAACAATGATGCATTTGCACTATTGTATCGTGGGTCTAAGAAAGAACTTAAATCATCCAAGAAATCATCTTGGGTCTTGGTAGCATGTGTCAATCCAAACGAATTACCGTATGAAGTGATATAGTCTACAGCGCCTTGCGTTGTCCACGCTCCGCCTGCTGTGTCATATTCTCCATTAAACAGTAATGACTGTTCGATGTCCCACTTATGCTCTATTAGCTTCTCACGCCAAACACGGGCCCATTCATTAGCATCATACTTTAGCACGGTAGCACGAGTTGTGTTATCCATTGCCATTGCAGTCTTCCAAATCTGGGTATTCCCATATGAGGTTGAGAAGGGTTGGTCTTTCCATGTCTCTGGATAACCAGAGCCTTGTTCGTGAGCAGTACCTACAACATAAACACGAAACGGTTCAAGAGTTTCCTGAGAAACTGCTGTTTCCGATAGTGTCGCATCATACCTTACTGAGAGGTGAGCTCCCATATAATAGTAAGCTGCTGAAGCTGCTGGTCTAACTATTGTACAAGTTAGTTCCTTGTACCCAGCTGAGCCATCTGACACATTCGTTATACGTAGTACCTGGTAATCAACTAAAACTGCATTTGAGGCAGTGGACGCATCCGCTGAACTCAAAGGCACTTTAATTAATTGTCCTTCCATGAAGAACTGAGGTGTAGTTCCTGATACTCCCATTACCTGGGAAACTGTATTACCTATGACATTGTTAAGATTACCATTTTTAGCATAATCTGTCCCAACTGTAAGTACAACAGAACCAGAATTAGAAGCAACTACATCAAGACCAGTAGATGCCGAAGCACCACCAGTTACCACATAACCGTATCGTTTATGAAAGGAGGGCCTGCGTTCGGTGAACTTGAACTGAGGGTCGTCAGTTGGCCCCTTCGCTATTTTAGATACAAATCTGAAAAAAGGGTCTGATGCTATTGCCAGCTCAGATACCCTTTCTCCAAAATTATATTTCCTGCGAAGGTCGCCAGTTGCAAACCCAGAAGCATCTCTTTGTGGACCAGCGAAATCTGGTACACTGTGAGTGCCTAGGTTGAATAAATCAGCCATTTTTACCTTCTCCTTCTTTAGAGATTAAGCATCTGGCAATGACTGAAAAAAGTTCAGCTATTAACCAAATGCGGATTCGAGTTTCTTGTCAATCCCTAATATAGCATCAAATAAAGTGTCTTCAGTAGACGAGCTGACTGGTGTGCTTCCAGACGCTGCAAGAGTTGTAGGCTGAGATTGAGTCTTCTGCATTTGAGAAGATACCCTCTTATTAGCTTCCATCTCTATATTATTCTCCCTGTTCTCACGATTCTTCAAATAATAAATATCATCTAATTGAAGTGTATGGTTCTTAGCGTAATCAACAAAAGAGCCCCACTCGTCATCATTCATATTATGCTTCTGACGAAAGTTGCCTTCTCTTGATGCTTTCACTTGTTCATTCTTCTGAAAACTTAAAGCTTCCTTAAGACGTTTCTTCACAACACCATCAATAGTTGCACCCATTAGTTTAGCAGAATCAGATTCTGGATTAGAATAAGCTTCATCCTGGTCAAACACAAAGTCTTCCTCTAACTCAAGTCTTTCTTTCATACTTGTAGGGGCTTGACCTCCGCCCTCAAAATAATTCCTCACATGAGTAATTAATTCAGGGTCGTCCTTCATAGCACTTAATATGGGCATATAAGGTTCTATATCCTGTAATTGCTTGTTAAGGCGCTTACCTTCACGACTAGAATCCTGATACCTTTTTTCCCAATTAGTACTACCATTTTGCTGAACTTCTGGTTGGCTCTGTAGCGGGTCAGCGCTCTGATAAGAGGTTGGTTCAGAAAGTTCGTCTTGAGATTCAATAATCCCACTGTTCACAGATTGGTCAAGTGCACTAAAAAAGTCACCTGAACTCTCTGCTGTATGAGACTCGCTGGGGGCACTATTTTGTACGTTGCCAGTTTGTTCTTCCATAATTCTTACTCCTTTACTTTTTTGTAATTTAAATCTTTATCTATTATAAACACAACAATTATTTATTATCTGTTTTAGCTTTTTCTTTTCCCATCTGGACAGCAAGTTTCATTTCATTTTTAGCTGCTTTAAACTCTTGTTCCATAGCTCCTCTTAATAATTTCTGCTGAGCTTCAGTTTCTAATACATCTTTTCTAACTTCATTATCACCTTGTTGTATCTTCATCTTAATACCAGCTTGTACTAATTGACGCTCTAATGTCTCAATAGTTCCTTCTTTATCCTTAACAGCTTCTGATAATTGTTGTAATTGTCCCTGTAGCTGTGAATATAATGACTTCCTTTCAAGTAGTTTTTCTTTATTTCTAATATCAGTTTCAGCTACCATTGCTATATCATCAATCAGTCCAGCTTGGAACCATCTAAAATATTCTTCTAATAAAGCCCATCTATTAATAGGCATTGTAGCCCCTGCAACCACTCTTATATCAAATCTAGCAGATTCATAATCTAAAAACTTACCAATCACCTTACCATAATCATTATAAATTGGGATATTAATCCTTTGTTCCTTTTCTTCTCCACCTTCTTGTTGACCAGCTTCAGGTTGGACAATACGAAAAACCTTATCTATTGTGTAATGCTTTTGAGCAACTTGCATAAAAACTTTACCCAAATGCTCTAAAGCAGGTTCAGTAACACTACCCATCCAAGCTTTTAACCTTCTTGTACCAAACTCATCATTAGCTAACAACCCTCTATATGTCTCAGGTTGGTCTTTTGTAAATCCCATCATAGCAGATGGTACACCACTTATATATTCAGCATCTTGTTTCCCTTCCTGGACTACAGTAAAGAAAGCATTATTAATAGGTGCTGGTAATACTGGGGTTGGAGGCTGGAACCCCTGTCTATACTTCAATAATGCACCAGGTGAAGAAGAATATTGAGTCCATTCCTCCTCTGGTACTGAACCTTCTTCATACATCCATCTCAGATTAGATGCTAAATTAGCATTATGTAACATAATCTGATGAGCTTTATTGATTTCTTGCTGTTTACCTACTAAAGGAAGAATTGCACTCATAGGATAAGGAGTCCCAGTATACATATAAGGCACTGGTACTATGGGGTATTCAGTATAAGGTAAAATATATTCATATAATAATATATTATCACTTACACTACATGTTAGCTTAATCCTAGTCTCATAAAATTTTATAGCATTAACTATATTTTTAGCAATCCTTTCATCTTTAACAATAACCTGATACTCAGCATCTCCCATTATCTTATTCTCTGTAACCATAGCAGCGTCTTGAGCCTGAGACATTAGCTCTTGTTCTTTTTCTGCTACTGCCTGTTGAGACATTTTCTGAGCATTTTGCATCTCTAATTTGGCCCTGTCTTCTATAATCTCGCCAGACTGCAAAGCCTCTTGAAGTTGTGCTTCCTTTTCTTTTAACTGGACTTCCAACTCTTGGGCGAACTCGGCCATTTGTACTCTAACCTGTTCTTGTATTTGTTGCTGTTGTTCTTTAGACAACTCAAATTGAAATGTAACATTCCAGAAGACTTCTTTTATCTTCTCATAAGTTTCAAAATAAGGAAGTATTGTATCATCTTCACCTTCTGGCGTAATACCAATCATAGTATCTTCAGGCTGAACAGATTGTGATGTATTAAAATCTTTTTGGCTATAAGACTCGTTATACCCTTGTTCTCCAGCTTTCTTTATTTTAGATTTATGCTCTGGGAATAATAATATTAATTGATTTTTAGATAAATTCTTTCTTATAGATATAAATGAAGCATCCCTGAATAGAAAATCCCTTGACATTGGGTCTACAAATACATCATAAGGGTCTACACGCTTAAATACTACTTCACCTTTCCCTCTATCAGCATCCTTATCAACAGTTATCATAAAATAACCTATACCTTTAGTAAGAGTATCAAGGATAACTTGACTATATATAGATTTACCATTTGAAAGATACCAACAGTAATCAGCAATATCAGAATGAACTTGAGAAATATCTACATCACTACCTTCAGCTCCTACAGCTTTCCATTTAGGGTTATTAGCAGTAACAAAATATTTCATTGTTTCTATTATAGGAGTTACTCTATTAATAGTAAATGTTGGCATACCAGATTCAGCAAGTTGGTCTTTCTCACCCTTAGTAAGTTGCTCATCAAGGTAAAAATCATAACCCTTCTGGCTCGTAGAGTGCCATTTAACCCTAGCAGCAGTGTTTGACTTCTCCCATAATAACTTAGCTTTACCAGCTTTCTTCTTATTGGTATTTCTTGCCACTATACTTGTCTACCCTTTTTACCACTATATTTCTTTCTAGTTGATACTTTCTTTTTTTTAGGTTTAGGTTTGGATAATTTACTCGATAGAGCCCTTCTAATCTTCAACTTCTTAGGTTTAGATTTTTTAATTTGTTTACGAGTTGATTTACTTTTTAATTTTTTTGCAAGCCCAAGTACCATTTCACTCCCCCCCAAAGTCACACCACTAGCAACAGCCCTACCAATTTTACTTGCAGTGATTTTCCCCTTCTTAGCACTTACTTTCTTTTTCTTTTTTATGCTTTTTGGCATTATTTACTCCTTATTATTGACATTATACTTGTCTCACCTTAAGCAGGTTTTCCTTTTCTCTTACCCCAATAACCAACACCCCTCTTTTTTGCCTCTTTAATCTGTCTATGTAAAATTGTTTGCAGTTTTTTCTTTGACTTAGGTTTGGATATTTTACTCCTATCTACTTTTTTCTTTTTCCTAGCTGCAGCTATTTTCTTTTTCATTACTACAGCCTTATCCTTTTTTTGTTTAGGTGTCATCTTTTTCGGAGGGCTTCCTAGTTTTTTAATTAATCCTGCCTTTTTTGCTAATTTACGAACTTTTGATGGCTTACCTTTTTTAGATTTGACTTTTTTTACTAATTTTGGCATTATTTACTCCTTTTAATTTTTACCCTGCTTCTTGCCATCTTTGATGGCTTTTTCTTTTTCTTCCCAGTAGCATATTTACCCTTCTGAGAAACTGTAGTAGTCTTCGTTTTTCCACCCTTAACCTTTCGTGAGTATGTAATCTCTCTCTCCCCTTTTCCTCCTTTTTCCGCTTGAACACTTGAGTAAGACGTATCTCCACTTTCAAAATCAAGTATTCTTACAGTTTCACCATCACTACCAACACTTTTAATTTTGCTTACTGCTTTGCTAATATCTTTTTTAGTAGGATGACCTTGTCTTGTATGCTCAGTAAAACTACTATCTATTTTATGACTAACTGGGTTTTCCTTTTTTTTCTTTACCATAACTTTTTCTCACTACCCATTAGTTTATGCATAATATTATCCAACTCATTACCTTTTGTATTAGGGACTCCCTCTTTAACACCAATACGTTCTTTCCCTAATGTTGAAGGAGCTCTTCTTAACTTTAATTCTTCAGGATTTCCAATACCACGTTTCTTATGAAATCTTGACATTTGCTTATCATATTTAGTCTTCTTTTCTTCTTCAGACATTCTTTTGGGGGTAAGAGCCTCATCTGGCATAATATCAGGTTCATCTGCTATCGAATCAAATACGTCATCATCCGATAGAGATGGTCTCTCAGGTTTCTCAAGTCTAAGACTCCTTTTTTTTTCGGCTATATGAGCTAATGCTGAAGGAAGAGATTTACCTTTTTCTGCTCCAAATTCTGAATGAAGTCC